TCCAAGGGCCACAAATTCATTAGACCTCTGGATTGAACGTAAAGTTCTGGGAATCCCGTAATCTGCATCTGCATTGATTTTGCAATAATCCGTTTTGTCGTTCACTATGTCGGAAACGAAATCATCACTGGTATCATCATCAAGGACTGCCGCCTGATAATCTTCCTTGGTTTCCCAGTCGGCTTCTCCCAGCTCCGATTCCTCTTCAATAAGAACATCAAAACGAGTCCAGCTTCCGTTTTCAGCGTAATCCTCATCACCGGAAAGGGTCATACGCACCTGATTGTACCATGCGCCTGCATACGGAGATATAATTCCCCATCCATATGCATCTTCGCCGGTGTACGTATAAGTTCCGCCATCCTTAAGACCACAAACTTCCATGAGACAACTGTTTGAAGTTCCAGCTTTAAGTTCGATCTCAGAAGCATCTCCCGGTACATCGGAAGCCAATTTAATTCTGTTAGATCCAACCATAGTAGCAGTTAAATTTGCCACAGTATTAAATCTTCCGAGAAGTACCGATAAAGCATAACTACCACCAAAACCGGAATCACCTGTTACATCCAGATCTGCCGCGCCTCCATCATTAACATCAATATTGACATTATAATGAGTACCATCAAGTGTAATCGGATCAGCCAATGGCCTTGTGATGAATTCCGCAGCAGTTGCAGCAGAATCAAAATCACTCGTATTTGCAGCTTCCGCAGCATCACTCGGAACAACCCTGAATACATAGGACCGTCCACCTTCATTCAAGAAAAATCCATCTTCCTGAAACGGTACATAACTATTACGCCATGGACCTGCAAACGTATCCAGAAATCTCTGGTAACTGGTTACGAGCCTTGCCTCATTAAGTGGCCCCTTCCGCAGCCATCCACCCGTTGCATAAGTGGATGTCGAAACTCCTGCGACCGGGCCTGCTGAAGCCTTTCTTTCTGATGTATAAACATCAGGAGTCTCAAATATCATTTCCTATTTCCTCCTTGGTTTCGGGGCCATTTTACTTCCTTGATGACGCCTTTTTCCATTTTTTCTTACCCTTTTTCTTTCCTGTATCGTTCTCAGGATACGTGACGTCCTCTGATACCATTTCCACTGATTCTGGGGAATTTGTCAAAGAATCATCACCTTTTCCCTCACCTTTTTCGTCCTTTATCTCGCCTTCTTCCTGTTCCCCCTTCGGAGACAGCATATCTTGCTCAACAACCTTCTTTTCCTTTTTGACCTTAGCCTTTTTCTCTTCCAGCCTTTTGGTCTCATCCCGCAATATGCCATCTTTCAACATCTGCCTGATCTCAGCAGTAACCTCTGAATCCGGAATATCGAATGTTTTCCTTTTGGGTACAGAAAATGCCTGAGTTGCCGTTCCTACCGGAAGCAACTGTGCAGTCATATTTTTGTACGTCCTTACCTTCTCCTTCATTTTGTTTTACTCCTTCCTATTAACATTTATTTGAGGCTCGGATGTAACCGTCTTGTCCAAAGTTTGTATGTCAGAGAGATCAAAGTTCCCAGCCACCCTTATTGACAATGCATATATTTTACTGCTATCAGCAATATCAGCAACCATCCCCAAGTCACTTGGACCTTCTACAAACATATTGAACTTGCCTATCTCTCCAAAACTATTTGGCACATCCAGCACTGAATACGGCTCAAAGATTTTCATCGCATATTTCAACATAGCCTGAACATGAAGTTCTGCACTTTTACCAGAAGCTTCGATGGTCAATGTGTATGGAATGTCATAAGGCCATGCTCCGTTTTGTTCTTCATATTTATCGTATCCGTTTAATACAGCATTCCCGTACTGAACCTGTATTGGATTTGCATCAGGTGCTGGACCTTTGTGTTTCAGATGCAAACTATTCCATCTTTCCAATGCAGGACTTGGATCTTCCCTCGATATTCTGAAGCAGGGCAATACATATCGCATGAATGACGGGTCCGGATTTTTCCAGATAATAGGTATTCCGGGCATGCGCATTCCAACTTCGCTCGGAATTCCATGTGCCTCCGTGTATAACGGAAGCAATAATTGTGGAACTCCCGGCATAAGTGTTATCTTCTCCTTGCGTACAAAATAATACTTCCCTATTTTTTCTCCCCCCAACGTCATGACTATTCCCATATCGAAACTGTCGAGGAAATAATCACCAATCCTTTCTGTACCTACAAGTGCCACTATCTTAACCTACTACCGCCTTTTGAAACTGATCTGTTTCCTTTTTGAACTTTTTCGTATCCCATATTTCTTTTTCTTTTAACGCCAATGTATGTTCCCTGAATAATGCTTCGTACAATGCTCCATGGATCATTTTGTCATCATCAATTATCTCTTCTATCCTTCCGATAATATATCTCATGGTAGGTCTCCAATGAGGACGACTTTTTGCCATGACTCCAAACTCCGCTCTCAGTGCATCCGACATATAATCAGGCAATGATTCCATTTCCTCCGCTGATACTTCACCTTCTTCTATTGTATCCCACCTGATTCCAAGTTTTGCAAATTCAGATCTGTTTTCAGAAATTAACTTCTGCAATCGATCTCTGGTTACACTCGCTTCGGCCTCTGTTACCTGCCTGTGTATTAACATGGTTGCTTTCGGATTAACAAAATTAGGCAACATATCTATTGTCCATGGATTATGTTGTATTAACACATCCAATAAAGCAGGAATACTCGCACCTGCCTTTTCGTTTACATATACAACCGTGTTCCTCTTGGTCTTCTTATCTATATTGCCAAGCCTTACCGCATCCCTGTCAGACACTACAGCATATGCCATAACGCCTTTTCCTTCGAGGCCCACAACCTTAAGCGATTGCAAATAGGGTTTGTACTGAGGATCTTGTGGAGCTTTATCCTTAAGCACCCTTAAAAACTCCATAGCCATATCTTTTGCAATCCTATTCTGGACAAGCCTTACACGCGCTCCATAGGATTTCATTAATCCATTGAGATCACGCCAATTGCCCTTTGCCTTTATCTTAATCATGCTAGACTTGGTAATCCTCGTACTTTTTTTCTTCTCAAGAAATCCCACATGTATTCCAGCTCTTCGCTCGGGAACCATACTGTGAATCTGACATTCCCATGACTCTTTTTTACCTCTTTCTTTTCTCCGCTTGTCATGAAAACCTTTCTTGTCTCCTTGGCCCTGATTTTTTCATCCTCAAGAAATCCATCTGTCTTAAGAATGCTTAGTAACATATCCGTATTATATCTCTTGCTCTTTAATCTACGATATTTGCAATAATCTTCTGTAGCAGGAAACGAATATCCCCTCCCCTTTGTCAGCCAGTTTATAAGTGCAGCAATAGCCCCTGTAAATACAGACATGGTTGAAAAGTTTTTCTTCGCATACTTTCCAAATTGCTGCCAATCCTTCTCGTCAAAATGAGAAAATTTTGGATTGTCCTCAAGCTGTTCTCTCAACTTCATACCAGTAGTGGAAGTTATCTGTTCTTCCAGATCGCTCAGACCATCAACAAATCCCAGATCGCTCATGAGCATTAATGTGTTTTCATCAAAATCAATTGTGCTTTTCATTCTCCAACCACTCCCATGAAAATGTTCGCATTCCCACTTGCTCCAGCTATTGTAACATATACATGCGTAAATTCGGATTCCATGTACAATATTCCCGGTTTATTTGCACTTTCGCTATCCACCAGAGGTTTAACCTTGAAACCCGTATCTGCTATATTGTTAAGTTTAACAGTTATTTCTGTATCAGTCTCAATATACAGGATTCTGCCCGTGGTAATTGTAGTACCCTCTATCAGATCCTTGTCCGTTTCAGGTATAGCCACAGAGTATTTCTTGGTTTCACACTCGTTCAGTGCTTCTACCTCTTCGAATTTTGTTACACGATCACCCCTTCTGAATATCTCCTTTTCTCCGCTTCTCATTTCGGCAACCTGTATGATTGCCTGCCTTTGTACATATGTTGTCATGCTACTTCCTCGAATTGATCAGGACCTGCCACATGTTCTGCTACCAGTATGACCATTCTATCAGGATCTCTCAGTGTCAGCTTTTTCACATGTTCTAGGCATCTGTCACAACATCCTATTGGCTTGGCCCCTTTGGTTTTTGCCTTCAACACCCATTTTACTTTTTCCCCGCACAAATAACAGTATTTCCATAAATAGCCCTTCAATGGTCCCTCGTATTCGTCAAAGCTTCCCCCACCTACAGGTCCACAACAATCACCCTTGGATGTACACCGAATCTCTCCAAACTTCTTATGCAGTCCGCGCATTTCTCCTTCGTGATAACGGAGGCAAGTCCTGCATACAAAACATACACCGTTGGCTTTTGCCTGAGCTATTTTATTTTGATCAAACATCTATCTTCCAGATTTCTTCCCCTTGTATCCAGACTGTCCGGGTGCTAATCCTTTCGAACGTGCTATTTTTGCACATATCGCTTCAGCATCTGTGACACCCTTGCAGCATTTCTGAAAAGCCTTTACACAATTATCAAACCGCTCTCCGGACTTCCCCTTGAATCTACCTGTTTTTGTATTTTTATAACGATTCATACAGTCCCTGTCACAATTGACCTTTTCTACAAGGAGAAAAACTGCTTCCATCAAAAAGTCATTTGCTCTTTCAAGGTTCATCCTATTGTCTCCTATCTTTTCTTAGCCCTTAAGCGTTTTTTTACTATTGCATTATCCAATATGCGTTCCATCATTCCCAGATAAACATTCTTGTCCATATCCTTTTCACCTATGCCTTCCCATCCTCCTAACTTCTTCATACGTCTGCGATGCGCTTGAAGTTGTTTACGAATTGTACTCTTAAGCTTATTCAGCTCCTTTGATGATTTCCAAGAAAACCAGTCAATAGCCTCTCTTTGTTTTTTCATGTCCCAGTCTCTGGGATCTTTACTAGAAAATTTAGACAACAAGTCTTCAGACTCAATTAAAACACTAGCCGTAATCCTGAGAAAGTCATTTGCTCTTTCAATATCCATTTTATTATCTCCTATATTTCTTCACCGGGGTCTCTTTTTCCGGTTTTTATATAATGCCTTATGTACCCAGCCAGAGCCTGTGGATCTTTTGTGCCCTTTTTCTTCTTTAGTTTACTCACTATGTTTTTACTCTTTTTTTTCTGCCGGTTTTCCTCTTGGATTTCTTTTTGGGTCCAAATTCCCGTTTGTCTACAGCCGCTGCCAACAATCGACCCATCATATCCATTCTTGCGCCAGCTCTTTCGTCTCTTTCGCTTGGGTTTTTAAATCCACCCGGAGATTTTGAGACTTTCTCATAATGCTGTCGCATCTGTTGTTTGATTATATCCTGACGTCTTCTAAGTTCTTTTGTTGGCAAACCCGCAAGCCAGTTAACAACCTTTTTCTGTTGAGATTTATTCCACTTGTCAGCATCCGCTGATAATCCGGGGGGAAGATCCTTTCTCTCGGACAGCTCATCAACAGTATTGCCAAGAACTTCACTTACTTTTTGTAAATCCATCTGCCTGTACCTCCCTTAGCTGACCTTGACCACTTCAAAGTTTTTATTCTTCTTCAACCTCTGAAGAGTCCCTCTGGTTGTGGAAATCTTAAATACTTTGTCCTTCATGTTAAATCCAACCCCTCCATACCTTTCGGCCTCTCGCCATAATGCCTCTGGATCACTTGCATGTTTGCCCACAACCTTTGCAACAACATCAACAGGCTGAAAATCTTTCGGATTAACAGTTTCCCCCTTTTTGCCAGCCAACAATTTATTAAAATTGGCTACATCTTCCGGATACCTGCGTCCATAATTTTTAATCCATGTTCGCACGCCTTGAATGATTAAGTCCTCTCCTATCTTTCTATCTATGCGTAATTTATTTTTATAGGGATACGTCATATACGTAATGAATCTATCGTTAACATCTGTAACAATAATATGCTTAGGATCGCTAGATGCTCCCATGTAATATTCAGTATTTTTCTGTATTCTGATTCCGCTCTTCAAGGGTTCAAGCCCCTTGCCCGTTATTGCCATGATCGCTTCATACAGTTTTTCTTCGTTGGTTGCACCCACCTTTTTAACATCACGTGGGGCCACACCCATAGTACCAGCCTTGTCCCATTTTACATACAGCAATCCACCCCCCGGACCCAGCAGATAATGTGATTTACCTCCCGGTAAAGGAACAGTAGTTACCGTACCTTCTTCACCTCTTCTGGGAAATTTTTCCTTATGCGGATACATAGCCATGCTCACAACATAAGGATCAAAAACAACACGGGTTCCTACCCGTGGCGTACCCTTGGGAGGTCTTCGTCCTTCGCTGATATATGTCCTTTTTCGTAAATTCATATCTGCCTCCTGTAACATTTTGTTTTCGATCTTCCTGAATATCCTTCGCCTCGTCTAACTCAATATTTTTCTTTAACATTAAAAGAACGTGGAACTTCCGCAACCATTATCATTCCACCTTGAACAGGTGGCCCCACCTCAATGCTCGCAAGCGAACGTTCCAAATCCGTTGTAGCAAAAGTTTTACGCAAAACAGAACTAGCCGTTTTTTGGAAATCCTTAACATCAGTACTAGAAATTTCTTTTTTTCCAGTCAACAAAAAAGAAAATCGAGCAGCACGACCAGAAAAACCAGACAACCTCTTCGCTGGCTTCCACTGGGAAATCTTCAGTCCCATTGTACGAGCCACAGAAGATACAGCGTCCTCGACTGCTTTGCTTACAGCATTAAGATCAAAAACAACACGGGTTCCTACTCGTGGCGTACCCTTGGGAGGTCTTCGTCCTTCGCTGATATATGTCCTTTTTCGTAAATTCATTTTTTTATCCTCTTTTATTAATGCCTCAGGATGTATATGCCACTTCGCACCACTGCTATCCTTGACTACAGCATGACCCTGCGGCTTTGCCCATCGTACAAATTGAAAATTGACATTTCCTTTTTTGATTAAATCCTTTTCCACATCAAAAAGACCCTTCACGAGTTTTACCCTCGTTCCGGGTTTGATCTTTTCAAACTGACGAAACTCTTTGACATGTTCCGGGCCAACATACGGACCACTTTTCCGAAATTGGATGGCCCATCCTTTCTGATATTCAATAATCCTGTCAGTTGGAAAATTATGTTCCTTGGCATATGTGCGTGCATCCTGAAATGATGGAAAATAAAAAATGCCCTTGCTGGTCTTTATCTTCTTTGCCTCGTCCAAATCAGAAATGTCGAGACGTGATACTGATATAGAACGAGGCATATAACCTGTATGCATTCCAACTTTTTTCCTCAATATATCTTTTGCCTTCATCGCCTCGCTTAAATAATTTCTTTTTCTTAAATTCATTTTTGCCTCCTATAGCATCTTGTAAAGCTCTCTTCTTATCTTGCTGGCCTCCGCTCGGATGCCGTGTCGTTTTATTCTTATGGCCTGCGTTCTCCATAGATAATTCGTTTTCGGGAGATACAACCTCCGCGCCCATACCTTTCCCAGCTTGATCGCATCTTCCGGACTCAGATCCGGTTCTGCATGCATTATGGCTATCATGATCATCGACAATATCCAGTCATCCAGATTGTCAAACTCGGTTATCCTCTTGTGCTTCTCGGGAGCCTCCTCGGGAGCCTGAGGGACCCCTGAAGGCTCTAGTTCTCCAGACCTATCTCTGCCGATCAACCCTGTGGAACGCCCTGTGAACCCGCTTTTCGTAGCTCTCGCTGGCCTTCTGACCAAATCCTTTGGTCTCCCACGGGTATCTACGTTTCTACGCTCAGAAATTTCAGTATTCCTGAACAAATCGGAAAGTATATCTTTGGCCGTTTCTGCCACTTTACCCTACCTGCCTTTTAACGGTATTCCCGTAACCTTCTTAAGTAACTCCCATGCTTTCTTCCACTGCTTCTTTTCCAGATACTTATCCATCAGCTTCTCTTGCTTTGGGGTTGCAACCTTCATGAATTTCATCATCTCTACAAATCCGAGATTGCCGACGTATACGGCCTCCACCACAACAACCTTTTTGATTGCCGCAAGAGCTGTCACACACTGGTGAATATTCTTGCCGCTTAACAGCGTTTTCACGAGCGGTTCCTCCCGGTTAACAGTAAGGACAGCCTCGTGCTTGGCTTGATGGTAGCCAGTATTCTTATTTTTCATTTTGCACATTAAAGTCCTACATCCAGCATAAGACTCTCAGGTGGAGTCTTGGTTCTTCTTACTACATCCAGCATCCACATTGACGTCGTGGGTGCATCATTAGGAACTCCTTCCTTATGAAAATTCGTAACATCGAAATACAAATTCCATACATAGATAATATCCCCTATTCTGGGATCTCTCAAATCTCTGTCCCTTAAATCCTTGTCCGCAATCCAGACCTTAGATATTTTATCAACCCGGTAACCTTCTTCTCCTGCAACAGGAGTTCGATCCGGTAACTCGAAAAACAACGGACATTTTATCCCATAAGTTCCTTGTGCGTTCCTCTTATATTCTGTCTGCATTGGTTCTGCATATAATGGATGAACCTGAGACTCCTCTTCGTTTAACTGGAAGATTATAGCATCTTCCTCGTTTACCCCGGAAAGCCGTATAACTTCCTGAGCAACAGAATCAAACAGGCATTTGTCTCCATCTCCAATCAGACAACCCATCTACATACCCCTACTTGAAAATAGACTCTGCAATATCGATCAAACCCTCTAATGCTTCCCTCAACATCGGATTGAGATCCTTGCACTGTCCAGCCTGTGCCCTTGGACCTGTCCGTGGACGTCTTGCCGGTCCTCCCCTTCCAAGGCCACGGCCCATTCCACGTCCATATCCTCTTCCTGCCGGAGGAATTCCAAGCCGCCCTGTATAATCATCGCTACTCTTCGCCCTCGTTTTTTTTACTTTCTTCTTTGCCATTTTACCCTGCTCCTATTGATTTGAGTCTGACCTGTTCCTTCTCTTTTTTCTTTCTTCTTTGAATACCCATCAGATAATCGTAAGCGCGTTCTTTCCTGCGCCTTACGGATGATGGTTCTCTTACATGCTTTACATTCCGCTTTAATCCTTTACCTGTAAGCCTGAAATTTCCAGTAGGCTGTCCCGTAGCATATCCATATTTTTTGAGCATCCACTGGGCTATCAACTGTCCACCTTTGACCGCGCCCTTGAACCCCTCTCCTCTTTTTCTCAAATTATTATATATTGCCCTAACTGCATGCTTATAAAACACACTCTGCTTTGCAGGTCTCGGAGAATGTGCAGCAACAGTCCTGCGTCTTTTTTGTTGCGCCTTCTGATAAGGAGTAAGCTTTGACTTCCTTGCTTCTGAAAGCACTTCACTCCCATCCATAAATCGACATATAGATTCCAAGAGCAATGTCGAATCTGTTAAAAAATCACTCACTGTCTGACTATGCCTCTCTTGCTTTTTCTGCTGTCTCTACCGATCTTGATACTTTTGGCCTTCCCATAGGTTTCTGCTGGGATGCCCATGTCATCTATCCTACAACATCTTCTACTACAGCTTCATACGAATTATTCGGCCCTATTACGAAAATAGCAGATCTTGTTCGTCCTTCATTTGTTACTGACGCATTTATATTATTCACATAAAAATCTCTGTCCCTGCGATTGATATTTACCTTCCAGCTAAAAGTATCTTTCTTTATTTTTCCTCTACCAGATGCAGATGCATCATATGCACCTGCATATGATCTTGCCCTGTCTTTATTATCATTTGCCGCAACAAAATATTCCGGCAAAGCCGCAGTGATACTCTTTATGATTTTTTTGTAAAAACTATATACAGCACGCTGTATAGAACCTTCCGAAGGTTTGCCATTCCTATTCATTGCAATCTTGGCTTCGTTTATATAACCCCTTTTTCTCAGTTTCATGACTCTCTCCTTATTTTCCTTTCGACATGAACCACTGTTTTGCCATTTTTACAGCTTCATCCCTTTCGCTGTCATCATTCTTGTAAACCAGAACAATATCTTTATCCGCATGCTCCATCGAAGAATCTTTGTAATTGATAAACACTCCGTAACATGAACTCTTCACAGACAATGCAATGGACACATACCATTCACAATCCAACCCACCCGTTGTACAGCCTTCCCCTGCTGCCGTTGCCAATGTTGATGTCTCCCAGCACCTGAACTTCTTGGACATAAACTTTGATGGTATACCATTTACGATTCTTTCTATTATATCCTTGCACACATTAATCAAATTAGCAGTTTTGCTACCCGCCTTTGCGGCCTCAGAACCTTTTTCCCATTTGAACTTCAAATTCATTCTAATCTTCTGCCCCGCTGTAGTCTCTTCTCAAACCAAACGGCATTCTAGTCCTTAACGGTCTCTGTACCTTCTTTTTCTCCAACTTCCCTTTTTTCTTCATCTTTAGCCTTTTCCTTGATCGAACATCCAATCCATATTCATCCGGATCGTTCTCGTCCACATCCAGACGTAATTCATTCAGGGCTTTTCCAAGTGAGAAATTGACTTCTGACAAGTTCACTTCCACTGTCTCCTCACTTCTTTGATCGCGTGTTTTTTTATAACCCTAGAGTCTTCTCGCATTTCTTGATTTTTGATTTTTATATATTCCTTTATGGCATAGTCCACAGCACCCTTAGCATCTCGCTTTGAATAAAACCTTCCCTCGTTCACAGCCATTGTAATCACTTCATTAAGCATGGACTCCTGAGATGGATCTAACTGCCCTGCAAAGAACTTCTTGATAGAACGTGCTTCGCCTCTGCTTTCTTTTACATACCCAGCAGGAACCTTTTCCAAACTGTCCCATCTGTACTTCTCTCCGCTTACACGCAATTCTGTTGAATCAAGTGTCCCGAGACTCACAGTACGACCTGCCCTTAACAGCCGTAGAAGACCGATCAGCTTAGGCATGGGGTTGCCGTAATCATGCACAATAGTATTAGCAACAGCTTCAGCGTCTTTTCCGTATTTATATATCTGCCATAGAATTGCACCGCCTTTTTGTTCCATCAGGGAATAACCTCTTTTGCGTAAATTCATTTTTAATCCTCTTTCTTTCTGGCTTGCTTAAGTAGCTTTTCATATTCGGCCACCTTGTTAGAATGACCTTTTTGAGCAGCTTTCGACTTGCTCCGCTTCTTTCCCTTTGCTGTTACACTCTGTGTTCCCGGCTCAAGGTATCCGCCCTTCTGCAATTGAGCAGTACAAATTGCGAATGCCTTGCTTACGTCACCACCATATTGTTTTGCCACTGCCCTCACACATCGTTTGAGCACAACGGGGGTCCTCTTTTTTCTGGCTTCAAATATATCTGCCAGATTTACATATGGACTTCCGTCATTGAGTGTGCGCAAAAAAGGAATATAGCGTGGATTCACTTTCCTTCCGCCTTGCTTAATCATTGTCGGATACGGATGCATCCAGAGCTGCCATTCATTTATCATTGTTCAAAGCCTACTTTCTAGTTGTTCCTTGTTTTACATACGATTGATACATAGCAAAGTCTCCATTAAACTTGTCCTTAATGACATTTTCGTCTCCTATATAAAGTCTCTTCTGTTCGGGCTTTCATCTGTAGAATATTTCCTTATTGCTTTAACTAACTTCATTACTTTATCTTTATCGCCCTCAATACCAATATACCCTGCATACCCCTTGTCTGGAGTCCTGTTAAGATAAGCACCATGTTCACCTGTCAAAGGATTAGCTGCCGTAACAATCACCAATCCCGGAACTGTCCAATGAAAATCTTTTATAACAGTAGGTTTCTCCTGACCGGGAATATCATGTTTCTTGGTCTTCACCCTCATCTTCAACTTGAACCGATCAACAATCTTCTTCCAGTTTGCAGCAGAATCAAAATCTGTAAGATCGAATCCCCATTTAATCTTCTTTTCTTCTGCCAAATAACTTCTTTTCCTTAATGACATTTTTCATCTCCTATATATTAGGATTTACTCCCTGCAACATTACCAAATATTTCGGAAACTTTATATATTCCGTACCTTCCGTTCCCGGCCTAAAATATATACCGGGGAAACTCCGCATGATCATCCATGAATCCTTATGTGGATGTCTCTCCCATACTGTATACATCTTATCCCTATCAGCTTTTTTGGGATCCGTAAGCGCACCTTTAGGTGCTCTCCTTTTACCCTCATGCAGATAATATCTTTTTCTCAGCATTGCATTTCTCTACGATATTCCCAGAACAAGCAACCAGCTCGGAGAACCATCAGGACCAAATCCATCCGGCTCCACTCTTTTTCCAGTCGGAGTTGTTGCCACTCCCGAGTCAATCATCTTTTCAACCCTTCCCATGCTAGGAGGCTTGCCAAATCCGCTTATTGTTTTATGCAAAATTATAATCGGATACTTTACGGGTTTCATCATATAATTACGTCCGCTTTTTCCGGTATAATCAGGATGCAGATAACAAGCCGTCTCCCCAGCAGAATTCTTTTTGCCTAAAAACTTTACTTCCACGGACGTTCCTTTTGGTATTGCATCTCCATTCTTTAATTTCAGATCACGAATAAACTTACGCCTCACGGACTCTTCAATGTTACCGACAACCTCTTTATGGGTTTCTCTTATCTGTTCAATTCTCATGACGCCTTCTATCCACGGGCATATGCAGACCCGAAAAGCTTTTTGGCAATAGCTTTGCCCTTCTTTGTAAGAGCCACATAATCCCTTGCAGGATTAGATATATGCCACTCTACATCTGCAAGCTTATTTTTCTTTAATTCCAGCTTGCCTTCATGACTGCCAAGCTGGCCATGGTATTTCTTAGAACTAGTCGCCAGATCGTTAAACAATCCCCTAGCATCTCTCGAAAGCCCATCATAAAGCTTCAACTGATCAGGAGTAAGTTTTGCTTTGTTTTTCTTATCCTTAGGAGAAAGTTTAATATCTTCTGTTAACAGATTTCCAAGTTCTCCAATCACCTCACTCAAAACTTCGTTCGCTTCTTTTATATCCATGACGCCTCCTATTCAGCCACATCTAAATGGGAACCGTATCCCGCAGCCTTTTGCTGAATTGCCATATTCAAATCCTGTGGAAGATCATCCTGAAAAAGGTCTTTTTTCGGAGCAAATTTCTTGGCCTTGCTCCTGCTCTTGCTTATCGTAGGTTTCTTCTCAGGTACAGACTTCTTTTCCTCTGGCTCTTCCTCTATGCTCTCTTCAATAGCATCCATCGCCTCCGTAACCTCACTTGCTTCCGCCTTCACAACAGTCTCTTCCGTGTCCAATTTATCTATCAGCTCTTTCATCAATTCTGTTTCCAAAGGACTTGTTTCCGCCTCTTTTTTGTCTCCCATATGTACCAGCATCAACATGCGCATGGATTCAAAATCCTCATGCTGCTGGGCTACAACTTCTTTCACATGCTCTATATCCTTCTTCAGAAGCTCGTAAGCCAAGTCAGCTTTCCGTTCTCCATCTGTATTAATAGTCCGTATCAGTCCAGTAACAGCCACAATAAGCGAAACAATCAAGCCACCTATCATGGCTACCTTCTTTACAGGACCGGGCTTTCCGTTCTCAGACATCTCATCTCCTTAGTAAACCATCGGCATAACAGCCGATCTCCCAAGCACTTCCTGCCTTAATCGTTCTTTGTCCGCAATGCTCTCTTGAATCAGATCGTCACCGTCCAAGGTACGTTCTCCACCTGCTGCCGGTAATCCCTTGTACTTGCCCCTTATCCTTCCAAGCATGTACTTGGCTTCTGCCAATGCCCATTCTCGTATTAAATACAAGTCTCTCTCCTGATAATGCTTCAGCTTAATATCCTCAGGATCTATTCTGTACATATACACAGCATCTCCACCTTCCTTTACAGGTGGCATCAACCTCAATATTCTAGTCTTGGGGTCAGTCGTGTTATCAGAATAAAATTCCCAGTCATTATCAAAGCTCAAAATTTTCTGTGATCCTTCGATAGTAATAAGACTCTGAACAATAGTACCTTGAGGATACTGTCCATACACATTCATCCCATACGGTATTCCATGTACATCCAGAAATCCGGGGTAAATCTCCCTGAAATCAATCCACGCAACCTGCTTCGGAAACCATACTTTTACAATTTTATCTATTCCGGGCGTAACCCCCGACATATCGTATTCAGCCTGATCTACAACAAGGGACAACGTTGCTTCTTTGAACAATCCGAAATAGCTATTCCACCAGTCCTTCGCATTGTCCAAAGCGAATTTCAACTGAGTCTCCGAAAGCTCTACCTTTACGCAGTCGGCCCCCAGCATTGCTCTGGCCCATTGCTTGAATTCATTGATATTCATGTATTCAATTCCTTCGCGGTTTTAATAGCTTCTGCGACGCAATCTCATTTCGGTTTTTTTCTGCCTTTTGAATTCCCTCTCTTCTTCATCGTCATCATAATTATCTTTACCCTTGTACTTTTTCCTTAACTTGTTTTTTACCTTTTTCTTCCTATTGTTCTCTTCCTCATTTTCCTTATCCTTGCCTTTTCTTTTCATCGCACAATCTACACACAGAGCACCATCAATACATGGCTTTTCCGACCCTTCTATGGTCTTACCGCATTCAGCACATTTACACGCTCCACCTTCTGGTTTTTTATCTTTATCTTTCTTTACCGTTTTCGGCATCTTTGGTTCCTGCATTGGAACATCATCATCTCCACCTCTGTCATAACCTCTATTAGCACCTTGACCACCCTTCTGATCTACATTCTGATTAACACCTTGTCTCTCACGCTGTTTCTCACGTTGTTTTTCACGCTGTTTGGCGTCTTTATCCTTATTGCTGTCTTTATCCTTTTCGTTACCTTTATTATTCTTTTTGTCCCGCTTGTTTTTTTTAACAACCTTTTGATCCTGCTCTGCAAGCCCTGCTAATCTGACCTTTACATCTGGTCTTCGCAAACGATTTTTCATAACCCGAATGCATTTTGCTACCTTCGACAAATCCCTGTCGTCACAAGCTTCAAGAAAATCCTGAGCTGTCTCCCTGAAATTATCCCACTTGGACTCACGTATATCAGTTGAATCTGCAACCTGCTTCTGGGGATAAACCTCTTTCGCTAAGTCTCTTTTAATTCTGCGAAGGGCTTCCAGATTTTTCTTATCCTGACCAAGCTTGACCATGCTACTCCTCTTCTTTTATCTCCAACGCCGTCTTTCTCACCCTTGCGTAAAAGCTGGGCGTTATACCAGCTTTTCTCAGATCTGCATTGCCAGCTTCGATAATCGAATCCAATGTGGCAAATGAGCCAAGCACTTTCTTCGCATTCTTTTCCGTAACTCCGGGGAACACATCAATAAACTCTTCAATGGAAAACATTTTATCAAGCGTTTTCGGCTTCTCCGGCTGCTTTACTTCCTTCACAGGCTCCGGCTTGTTTTCTTTTTTTGTAGTCTCTTGTTTTACCACAGCAGCTTTCCCGCTATCTACAACATCAAAATTCTTGGTAGTTGTAGGCCCAAGGTGTTTCGGCTTTTCTTCATCAGGCACAAGATGTTTGATAAATTCCTGCTGCTTCTTTGTCAGATCATTGAATTCAGCCCTTACAAGCCTCGGAGGTATTCCGGGGAACGTATTTGAATCAGCAAATTTCTCCCATATGCCTCCAACCACTATGGTTTCATCATCGAATGTTTTACCCTGTACACTGATGTTCCCTTTAACCTCAGGGTTCTTTTTGTATATATTCATTTGATCCTCCTGTTTATGCTTTGTCTATTTGTTCTTCCATGCATTTATGTCCAAACATGGCAATCAAATCATCCAGTGAATTGTCACTTATCTTTTCACACCATTCCACCTTGCCCTTGTGCTTGATAAAATAAGCTTCAATCTCACTCTGAATAGCGTCGTCCATTTTCCCCCAGTCTTCTCTGGCCGTTGCCTTGGCCAAACCAAGGTACTTCACAAGCTTCTTCCTCACTTTAAAAGGAAGTAATCCCCACCATTCGCTTACCTTGCTCTCGACAAGATCACGGTCCTCTTCGATGACTTTTTCCCTTAATGTCTTCTTGATCCACTCTGACATATCTTCGCTTTCGGGAGAGCAACTTTCGTTCAAATACTTAGATATTTTCATCACATTTACGCGATAATTTTTGAGATCTGTTCTCATCAGCTCAGAGGCGGACTGCATTGTCTTTGCATATAAAGCATCCTTACCCTTTACCAAAAGAATATACTCATACCCCTTTTTCTGCATCTTGCGAGCAACTTCTTTTTCCTTCATTTTATTGAGATCTTTCATCGCTCTCTCCTAAAAAAAACAGAGGATGCCTGCAATCCAGTTAAACTAAATATGCAGACATCCTCTGCTATGTTCCATTTGATTCCAGTCCCCGTTTGACTACGGAGTAAATGTTACGACATCACTGTCACTGTTATCGATGGCATAATCCGATCCCACAGGCCATGCCTTGAGATGTACTGCTGCCGGAGCGGTAACGGTCACTTTGCATGCAAACACTCCTGCTGCCGTTGGAGTTACCTTTATCAGGTTCGTACCTGTACCATCGTCAATAGTTCCAGACGTTGCCGTATCAAGTACTGCATCAACAGACGGTATTGTACACGCTGCATCATCAAAAGCACCCATGTACATCTGAGGATCTACATTTGCTGCTGCCCCAGCCTGAGTAAGCAGATCAAAACCTACACCTGCCAACTCAACAACACCACCCGCAGGATCAGCAGGTTTCTTCATGGTGCAAACAATCGGAGACCTGTCCATGGCTTCGAGTTCGACCTCTATGATAACATCATTGCCACTCGCAAATGCCATCATATAGGTTATATCTGCCGCAACCCTTCCGGGCATCTCATGAGTCGCACCTGCCTCACACTGTGTGCCGTCAACACAAGGAACTGCTGTACTGGAATTGTTGATAACTGTAATCTTCATTTTAACTCTCCTTAGTTATCTTCAAGGAGGGGAAGTATTACCCTCCCCTCCTTGTTTTGTTTCACCCAGCTTACGGAGTATTGGTTACCGTAATCACTCCGTAGAAGTCCTTGTTCACGAGCTTCGAGAAGTACCGTGTTCTCAGACCCTTCCTCAGTGTCCAGTCTGCCGGATCAAGGAAGGTTCCTGTCATCTCCAGAGGCACATACGGTGAATAAACAACACCGGCGTCCACGAAAGACGGTCCCTTCAGTCCTACGAGGATCTTCCCAGCAGTGAAGAACGGATCGATTATGACCGTCCACTTGTGCTGGAGAGTACCCATCACGAATACACCGTATCCGCTGGGAGCTGTCGGGAGTGTAAACGCAGGACGTCCCGTAACACCCTGTCCCTGTGGAGTAGGCGGAGGTGTGAACACCCTCGCAAGGTCTCCATGGGTTTCCAGTGCTCCGAAGATCGGCTGTACATCCGGACCCGTGATTATGAAGTTACCGGGACCCCTGTGGAGCCTCCTGTTGATCTCTCCGCTTACCTTCTCCAGAGTGGTCATGATATTGCGGTAATGATCAACCTGATTCCTTCCGGCAGGAACTGCCGCATCAAAAGTGTCCAGATTGGTCGTACCGGAATTATACATCTTCCTGATGATTTCACGGTCCTTGCCCAGAGTAATCTGGTTTGCAAGTCCACCTGTCAGCTCAGGCTCAATGTCCATTCCAAGAACTGCCCTCATGTCATCGACAACCTCAGAACTCCACAGACCCTTCAACTTCCTACTGTAAACTTTTATGGCTTCCAGTGTGACGTCAATATTGACCTGCGGAACGTTATTTGACTGACCTTCCATTGAGAAGAAGTAGTACGCCTTCACTGCGGTAACATTCGCGCTGAACGTGATGTTGTAGTTACCGTTGGCATATACAACAGTTGATCCTGCGCCTACGTCACCTGTCAGTGTCCCGCTTCCATCTCCGTCGTAAATGGTCAGCGTGTTACCACCTACATCCGTTCCTTCGAACCTGACACCTATCTGTCCAACCCCGTAAGGCTTAACAGGAGACCATGCAAGTGCACCCACAAAATTTGCTGCCGGTCCCGCTCCGATTGCCTCACCATGCACCTCTTCCGAGCTGTAGGTATCATCGAAGTTGGCGATCATCTCGTCGCCAGCAGTAACGGTTCCCTTGGTTGTGCCATACAGCCATTTCCAGTAGAAAATGCCTCCAACCGGAGATGTCGTAGGCTGTACTGATGCAAGGTTGTTCGCAATCAGATTCGGCCATACCCTCCTGATAACCGGGAAGATAAACTTCACGAGATCAGGAACAGCAGAGCTGTACGTTGATTCCATGAGCGCAGGCTTGTTCATCATACGAGAAAGAGAAACCATCTGATTCTCGTAAATCTGGGCCATGCACTTCTTCGTCCAGTCACCATCGACGCCTGTCAGCATATCATCCCACTTCTCCATGAGCTGCTGGCTACGCATCTCATCGAATACACCGGGCATGCCCTGAGCATCGTTCTTTTCAATAAGATCTCTTGCTTCTCCGAACATGTCTGTTCCTCCTTACTTTTAAATCCTCAGGCTAAAGATTAGCCAGCTCCTTTGTTGAAACCCCGAATATCTTCTTGTCTTCATTGATAATGTCTTCCGCATCATCGTCTGAATCTTCATCCAGATAATTGCGAATGTCATCATACTCGTCTGACGTGGGGTTTTCCCTGTCGAACGCAACAACAAATTCGTCTATTTCTTTCTTGGTATCGAAATTTGCCTCGTTCAGATACTCACGCAGTTCTGTGCGTCTCGGGTGATCAGCAAGTCTCTTTTCGATATACGCCTTGACCCCAAACTGCTTACTAAGTCCAAGGGCCTTATCCCTTTCGGACTCAAGCTTCACATTCTCCTGCCTCAGTTTGCGAATTTCTTCCTCGTACTCTTCATGAGCTTCGTCCTCTTCGGACAATGCTTCCTGAATTTCCGAGATCCTGTCCTTCAGTTCTTCCAGAGAGTCAAACTGCTTCACATCGCCTACCATGCCCTCAATCTGGGTACGTCTTTCGTCATCTCCCAGACTCTTTTCCATGTGCAACTTGAACAGTGCTTCTTTCGCAATCTCTGCAAGCTCTTCGTTCTCATCTTCAAGACGGCTTATTTCTTCATCCGCCTCAGCGAGTTTGCGATTAGCATTTTCAAGTTTTTTCTTCTGGTCGGCAACAAGCCTGTCCTCATCCTCTGACAGAACAAAAGGAGCAACCACATCGACGATCCTTTTCATGGCAGTTGCGCTCCCTGCCACTTCGGGATCTTCGAGCAGTCTCTTGCGCTCTTCCTCACGAGCCTCATTCTTGATGTCCTCGGCACTCTCAAGCAACTTGGCTTCGAACTCTTCGCGCAATGCTTCCCTTGCATGCTCACGAGCTTCTGGCTCAACTTCTCTCTTAAGCTCTTCCATAATGCCCTTGACCACTTCGGGATGCTTCTCTCTCAGCTCCTTAAGTGTCATATTACCCATCTCCTTTTCTTCATAAACAGCCTTCGGGAAAGCACCGGCAGCAGCCGGATCTGCAACGACGTCATACGTAACAAGCTGATAGCCCTCTTGTACAACATGATTGCCCTTTGTATCCGGAACTGTAGTACCAAACCCTCGACTGCTTACCCCGAGTATTCCTCCGGCCTTTAAGATGGCAATTGCCTGATCCCCGTTTTTCGTTCCGGGGATAAATTCAAGCTCCCCATCTACTGCACCATCCTCAAGGATGGACAGTCCAGTAATCATATGGCTCACACTGTCCAAATGAGTTTTTCCATCCGCAGGATGATCGAGCATTCCATATACCTTGCGGTCTTTGATCGAAGGCATGAGACGATTGATATTCTCTCCCATAACCTTTTTTGGATATACTCTCTTGTTTGCAGTTGGAATATCACAATGTCCAATCTTGCCTTTGAGCTTGAATTTCTTGGTCTTGCCCTCTCCTTCTTCCAAAAGATCATATTCATCTGACTTCAGATAATATACATCTTCCAGCAGCTCTTTGCCTTCTGGAATCTCGAACTCTTGGATTTGAAGATCGCGTTTCATTTTACTTACCCCGGCTGTCCCGGTGCTACCAGTCCTGCCTTGACCTTTTTCAGATAGCCAAGAAGAGCCTGTTTATCCCTTACGTCTTTTCTCACAGAAACTTCTCTCTCGCTATCTCCTCCAGCCTTGGACCATGCAGAACCACTTTTTTTGGCCTTTTTCTTACCTTTTTTGGCCTTCTTTTTTCTTACGACTTTTCGCGGCTGCTTTTTGCGCTTGGCCTTTCGGGCCGCTTTAGCAGCCTCCCTCAAAAAGGGTAGTCATCGTCCTCCTCATCATCGTCCTCATCTTCCCAGTCGAGATATTCGTCATACTCTTCATAATCATCGTCGTCATCATCGAAATCTTCACCTTCAGTAATGACGTCATAATCCTCAAGAGCCTCCGCAACGATCTCCATCATCTCGGAAAGCTTGTCCTCCAGAATTTCGTCTTCATCAGGACTGAGTACACCGTCGAGATCTTCCAGATAGGAAATTACATCTTCGGCATCTGTCGTGATTCCGATAACGTCTTCTGCCATGGCATCCTCTTCCAGAGTATGATACCTGTAAGTCAGAAGCTCACCTATATCTGCAATGTGATTAAATGCCTCGACAAAACCTGCGAAGCGATCTTCTACATCACTGTTGATGCTTTCCGCAAGCTCCATGATGTCCTCAAGCATTCCATCCCCTGCGTCAACATCCCTATCAGAAACCACCCTACGATAGCCCTTTTTGACCTTCGTCTTTGCAAGCTTTGCCTGCCGTCTTTTGTAAGCAGACGTCCTTCGCACCCTCTTCATTTTCTTGGCAGCTTTTTTCGCAGACTTCTTACCAGCAGCAGACCTGCGATATTTTTTTGCCTGCATCTTTTTCTTGCCTCTCAGCTTGCGTACCTTCTTGTACGCCTCTGCTACAGAAACAATGTCTTCATCTTCGTCTTCGTCTTCGTCCCCTATGAGTTCACCTTCATCCAGATCATCTTCGTCCTCAAGCATATAATGCATCGAGGCCCTGATCTCTTCTTCCGTGAGACCCATGTTACGGAACTGATTTTTAATTCCCTGTGACATTTTCTCCGTACCTCCTATGGGTTTACAAATTGCGCTGAAACTTTTCGGATCAAACGCCCAGCCAATTCCAGCTCCCTTGATCGACGCGCAACCTCATCATGGACTGTAGCCATGCACATTACGCATCCTTCTTTTTTTATTTCCTCGGAAACAAACTTTGTTATTTCCTTCATATGATCAAGATAATCTTCTGCAAATGCTTCGAATCCAGAAAGAACCAGACTCTCTTCATTGTCAGAATCTATCTTCATCCCCGCAACAATGCCTTTGTAATTCTGGTAAGAAACGAGAGCATTCTCATATATATCAACAAGATTATTCTCCAAGTCCATCAAAGCACTTGTTGTTTCTTCTTCGAAATCTTTCAAATCGTCTTCAGATACCAGCCCCTCACAGACATTTTCAAATCGAGGATGAATATCCATTGGAACCCCAAGGTCATAATCCCATCCGTGCATTACGGCCTTGTCCCTGTTCTTGTTAATATGTTTTCGCCATAAGGTTCCACCCTCAAATAACTTATCCAGCCTCTCCTGTGTCTCGCTCAAAGGAGTTCTCTTTGTAGAAACCACAGACATAATGCCCAGCAAATTCTCACCCAAGCTTCCACTCGTAAAGAAATTATCCACTGCCTTTTTGGCTGCTTCTTCAGCAAGATTATCCGGATTTACAACCGGCACATCCATGCTCTCAGTCGTCATGAACTTTACGATTCCCCCGTCATCTATTTTGTATGACGACTTAAAAAATTGTCCATCTTCATTTACCACCACAACATGATCCTTGAAAGTAGCGAGCAATAACGCATTACCCCCAAAGGTATCAGAGTCTTCCTCAACTGCCTCGTTCACAGCGGTCAACTTGTTCTCGTAAGAACCAACCGCGATTTTCTCCAATGTTTTTGCCTCTACAATCGGAAAACCCATATTTCCTCTCCTCTAAACAGGACGTTACAGTCCTATTAACGTATTTAATATAGAATGTGTCAAATTTTCATATATTTTATATGTAATTCCATATTAATTTTACTTCCAGTATACTTCCAATACCTTATTTGTTCGTTGCCCTCATACTATGGGATAACTCCCTCAACAAATACCCTGTCTCTCTCAATTGACGTCCAAGTGCATTATTGGGGTCGGCCATTACCTTTCGGATAGACGCTTCCATACGTTTCTCGTCCTCCCTGTTTCCGACCATCATTTCCCGTTCACTTATCGGAACCCTTTCAAAATTACCTATTGATCTGGGCTGCTCATACATTATGAACCTGCGCCCATCAGGAGTGATTATCTCCCTGCCCTCAAACCCCGCACCAGCCTGTCCCATCGCCTTGGCCTCTTCTACCCTCTGTTTCATTACTTCTGCGGCCTCATCATCAGACATCCCATAAACCTTGGTAAGCAGATAATACAAAGACACCTGAGCCTGCATCATAGACGCCAGATTAGCCCTTGCATTCCTTACCTCCATCTGACCAAGTTCAAATATCGCAGAAGGGGCCGTCATCTCAACTTCAAAATCTACAGCAGCAGGATCAATCTTCCTCGCCGCAAGATGTACTCTGCATATCTTGTGCAAACCATTTCTAAGTTCTCTTTGCACACGGAGAATAGTACGTCCGAATCTGACATCCTCTGAAGAAAGCGTAGCTCTACTCGGTTGATTCTCATCGTATCCCATATATGCCTTCGGAACTTTAATCGCTGCATAAAGCTTATTACGGAAATAATCTACGTCTTCTACATGCTGATAAGCAGGCCCATTCAATACATCAACTCTCGTTTGTTCCCTGCCATCTCGCATTGCCAGAAAAAAGTCCTCATCAAACGAGAGAGGGCTGTACCGAAAGTCGAGTTTTCCCGTCTTCGGATTAACGAACTTTTTCTTCTTTAATCGATGCATTGCTTCCTGCATAGCAGCTTCCGCATCATGCTTGGACATATTCCCAACGTCTACATAAAAGGCGTATCTCGACGGCGAGCGAGTCAGTCTATATACTAACAAAGAGTCCTCAAGTAACATCAACCTTTTCCATACCCATCTGGCTGGTTCGAGAACACTCCAGCCAAAAACAGACTGTCGTCGTTTCGCTTGCAATCTCATATGCACAACACGCCATGGTTCGTATACTGCAATATCTCCCTGCTGATTTACTGCCGAACCCTTTTGTGTCATCATCTTTTTGAAATGCTCTGGATTTATGTCTATGTTTGAACTGTATGACTGAGCAAACCCCAAAAGTGCATCATTCTTGCTCTGTACTCTCCGCATTGTAGCCGCAGGTAAATAACGCAAACCTTCAACCCCATTATCACTTACAAGTATTTCGTCGAACTCATTCCCATAGTGACAAAGCCCCCTTGATACTCCCCAGACCTCATCTTCAATATCAAGTTTTTTCCGCATCATGGTTTCAAGATCATTCTTAATATTTTCTTGCTTACAATTTATCCATACAGATTTCCTCTCCGTACTGTCCACCTGCGAACTGTCATCCGCATAAATATCCAGAGCTGAATTATGTACAACCACTCCATTGCAAACAAAATTATGATAAACAGGAACCGAAATGTCATATATATCGTCACGCTCATTTAGTTTTTCTACTTTGTCAACCCTATGGTTTGCACATGAATCAAGAAGATCATATTTCTCTGCCTTCCTTTTAATCGTACTCCATGACACCTTTAATAATCTAGCAGCATTAGCTATCGTGCCACCCTCTATTAATGCGGCCTCTATTTTTTCCTTCGGAATATCCATTCGATTAGGTTGTGATAATCCTATCCTTTGCTTCCATTCTTTGCTTTTCTTTTCCCCTTTGCGTGCTTGAGACATTTTCCTCTTTGTCTCTTCGGATAACTTTTTTCCCTTACAATAAGTATTACCCTTCATCTTACGAGACATCTCAAGCCTTCGCTCCTCTGTCCATTCTGGGAAATACTTACTATTGTCCAATTTAGCTATATGTTTTTTAGCATGCTCTGCTCTATCAAGAATTTCCAAGTTAGAAGGTGCATTGCAAAGACTATTATTATCAACATGATGCATTGTATCATCATCTTTTACTTCCAAGAAAAACATTCCAACCAACCTATGCACAAACATCCATCTACGTCCCGGATTGCCATCTTTTGCCCTTATCTGAGAGCCATGATTGGGCTGATGGACTTGCCAGTAAATACCCGAGTCAGCACTGTTAATATTTCTTATCCTTACAACCCCGGGCATCAACCTGTCGCCACACTTTAGATCTTTGGCTTCTTTCCATGTTTCATCTTTCATCATGAAAAGATGATCTTCTGTACATCTGATTTCTCTGCCATCATCCATTACTACAGACACCATGGGCTTTTCGTGATCTTGGTTTCCGCTAAGGGTTGCTTTGTCAGCTTTCGCTGGAACCAACGATCTCAAATCCTTGTCATACGATAACACATGGAAAGAACCTCCATGCTCGGCAAGGTCTCTTATTTTCCTCCAGCCCCATTCAAGCGTATAAATTAAAGAATCCCCAGACAAACATGACAGATCAGGGTATGAGTCCATCTCTTCGTAATCGGCATAACGATAAAGTAATCTGCGATCTAATTTCAAATCCTCAGACACATTCCCCATGCCCATCATATCAAGACCGGGAATATGCGACTGCATGCCATACCTGTTTGTACGGGTTAATTCTTTCCCAGCAACGGACAAATCATCACGCGCCTTTTGATCGCGCCCGAATACTTCTCTTATAAAACCAAATACTGCCGATGAAAGTTTAGCCATGAACTACTTCCTATGGATTGCTTCGTTTTGCATATTTATGTAGAACCTTTGCAGCCTTGTCTACAGTTACGTTCCTGTGGGATTCACCATGCCTATACCCCGGATCTTTGGTGATACTCAAGTATACAGTTGATCCTTTATCATCCTCTATCTCCAGTACACCCATATGATCTTTCAGATGCTCCGAAGATTTCTTATGATAAATATTATACGAATGAAAACCAAGGTCCCTGTTAAAATAATATCCAAATTTCCATGTACCCTTGAGCTTTCTTTTTAGATTGTTCACAAATTTAGCGAGCTTAGTCTTCGCTTCCTTCGATTTTTCTTTGCTGCTATACATGGAAGAAGTTTCTCCCAGAACCTGATTTGCCAAACCTTTTATTTCTTCAATCCTCATTAGAGCCTCCTACTTGGCAACAATCTCAGGGGCCGTCCTGTCAGTCATAGTACCCTTGTACACAGTTTTGCTGCCTTTCAGCAAAGCATACTGTCCGTTCTTGTAGATATACAAAAAATACTTGCCACCTTTAGGTCCTGTCAGATAAAAAACTCTCTCCACCCATTGTCGCACGGAATTTGGGAAATTCTCCATTTTCCCTTCTTTCCCATGATAAACAGTGTAATAACCCTCCAACCTGCCAACAGTCTTCTTCACTCTTTTTCTTGGAAATTTAATTTCCACTTTCTTTTTGGCCAGCCTTTTGTTCTTCTGGTTCCGGGCCATCAACTTATTCGCAGCACCTGTCTCTCCCTTGCCTATGCCCTTTTTCAGCCTGTCCTTAACCTTGTTTGCAAATGGAAATACAACATCGGGGTCCAATGCCTGATCTGTATAAATCAAATTAGCACTCCACGTAAATACAGGACGACCCCTTTTAATGTCATCCCAGTATTCTGTCTCTACGTTATACAAATCGTGACCGGGTTCATATTCAATCTGGAGCAAAAACATGGGCCAGTAATCCAGCCACTTCATGTTCTTGCCCTTTCGCATTGCAAACTTAGCCTGTACTGTCTTGCCCCCTCGCTTTAACATCGTAGGTTGTAGTTTAAACGACTTGCCAGTCTTCTGTTTAAGAAAACTCTCAATTTTCTTGGAAACAATCTGAATCTGATTTGCGGCAATTGTTGTATAATCCATCTTATCGTCTCCTGTATATTTCCATCGATACAGGGCGTTCATCAAAATCGAAAGGTGGTTTCTTCACATCCGGAGTAGCTGCTCTCGCAAAATTAACACCTGTTCTATACCTCCCTCTCAGAGGATTCATTCTGAAATCAGGAGCTGACTGCCCCCTCAGCACGGCTCCCGGATCATGACTCTGCCTCCCAATGGCACTTATCACCTCCGGAGTATTGGCCACATACCTTACTACGTTACCAAGTGCTTCGTTTGCTCTGCTTAATTTAATTCGAGGCATCGTCTCCCTCTTCTTCCTCTATGTCTTCATTATTGTTTTTGTCATCATCTTCGCCTTCGGTATCCTCCCCCATGTCTTCGATGTCATCTGGCTCATCTGATGCTACATCTTCATCATTGCTGTTATTATCGTTTTCGCCATCATATTCATTGTTATCATATTCATTGTTGTTTTCATTATCGCTGCCATCATTATATCCATCATTTTCTATGACGTCATTGTTTTCCCATTCATCGAACTCTTCTTCATCGAACTCTTCTTCATCTATATCAGCCTTTTCGTTATCAGGCTTGCTCTCTATCTGCCTCATCCTGTCAGTATCAATGTTGAAAAAGTCGGCCAATTCCATCACTGACTTTAATGCACCGCCCTTGTCTTCCTGTGTTATCTGTAATGCAGCATTCTGAGGAGACAATCCCATCTGATACCATGAGTGAACAACCTTCGCCCCATATGCCTTTATATTCTTACCCCGCTTCGACAATTCTTTTTTTAATTTCTGGAGCCACTTTTTATATGATGTACTTTCGTCCAAATCGATTGTCACTCCTCCCTTGAATCCGTCTTTCATTCCAACCAGTCCTTGAATACCTTTTTGACTTTAAGTGTGCGCCTGTATCCTCTCTTCGGCCTGCCTATCTTCTCCAAAGCCTGCTGATGCATCCTATGGCTTGCTGTCTTCCTCTTTTTCTTGCGCTCCCGGCTAATCTGTTTAGCCTTTCGTCGATAATCCATTTTTTTCTCTATATTAGCTTTCTTATCTTTAAGGCTTCGACGTCTCTTGATTTTTATACGCCTACCCTCTTCTATGCTCTCAGACTCCCCTAAAACTTCATTCCTTATGTCCATGATTTCTTTTAGACTACCCATTGTTTCCTCCATGTTACGCAGCTCTTTTTATCTTTGCTGCCTTGGCATCTCTGCGAATATCTCCCAATAACCCATTCAACCTTGCCATGAACTTACCCAAGTACATATCATACTTTTTTCTGCCTTTTTTCTTTATCAGATTATTTATATCCCGTGGGTGAAACCTCGGTAAATCATACCTTTTTATCAGTCTATCATTTTTGTCACTTACAATTATACTTCCACCCAGCACTAACCAGAACCATTTAGAAGGAGATGTCAACTTCCGAAAGTACCTTCTGTCTATCGTGACGTCTATCCACCTACCATGCTTTTCTGCTCCATATGTGATCACTGCATCCTTTTCGGCCCAGCCATGACGTCTGTTCTCCCAGATCATATGTCTTTCCATCAGTTTCTTGATCTGCGATTCCAGATCCAAATTGTCTACCCACTTTGTTAACGCCTTTGCTTTGCGAGAAGTATCAGCACCTATATCAAACATCTCTTCCAGTACTTCAGACTTAATCTGCCGTATTTGTTGTATGCAATTCATCTTCTAACGATAAAAAACCCATTCTGCCTTATGTAGATGAAGATTAAGTTTATCCCAATCATTTCTATTCATACTTTTCAAAAGTTTCTTAAAAGATACAGTAACCTTGTTTGCAAAACTCGCTGCCTTCGACAAACTCACATCCTTTTCAGATCTCTCATTAATTACCTTGGCGTACTTCAACCATCTCTCATATACCTTCTTAAGTCTAGGAAACAAATGTTTGGGGACATCATTCCCCGGTCCCCACGGATACAATTTGTCAAGTGTAATGCGCACTTCATTTGATGGAAACAAAAGCTTTGAGTCTCGCATTTTATCTTCCTCTAAATCATTTACATCTTCTGTCAGTCTCATCTTTACATGCTGCTGTACATTCTTTGGCAAATCACTGAACTTGATCTTCTTGCCCAGATGCTTTCCTTCTTGTCCATCGCTCCATTGTGAATAACCTCTAGGCTCATCACCCACGCCTAACATTTGCTTGTACCCACGACGATCCGCTTCCCATCCTTTGCCTTGTGGAACAATAGTATACCTGTCTATGCTAACACCCTTTTTCTTAAGTCCATTATCATAGACATGGACCTTTGGCATCTTGCCTTCGGCTATCTCTCGACCTATGACGTCATGAGCAATCTCTCTTACCTGTTCTATATTGGACATCTTATCCTCCATTTATTTTTCTCAGCGCAAAATAAGAGTAGCATCCCTTTGAAGACCACGCTGCAAAGCTTTCACAAGATTAAGTTTTTTCTTTGTTACCCATGTATCATCATATCTCTGGCGAAGATAGTCTTCCATCTCTTCTGCCAATATTTGCA